TTTCTGAGAGAAATTTCTTCAAAAGGTAGTGCTAAAGGACAGGGGACTAGCAAATCGAGTATGTTTCTTACAAAAGTAGATCCAACCGAGGTTTGGGACAAAGTAGAGCAGTTAGAAGTAAACGCTCTAGCACGTATGTTTAAGGAAGAATTCGATGGGTTTAAATTTTATGCTATATAAAAACGAGAACCAGGCAAAGTTAGAGCTGTGGTAAACACAGATTTGACCCAATATTCAGTGTTTAATTACATATATTCAAGCTGGAAAATTGCTTTAGATAAGAACAAAAATTCCAAAATCAACAGCTAACTGTGGATAGCTATGTCTAAAAAGCAATAATTGGAATGGTAAGAAAACACAATAAATCTGAATAGTGCAACAGATAAAGTATTCTTCCCTATTGATCAATCAAAATTTGATCACACTATAGAACTATGGATGGTTGCTGCCATCTGTGAATATCTAATGAAAGATATCTTATCTCCTCAATAATTATCTTGGTTAAACGAACAAATATTATAGAATAGTATACTTGAATATGAAGATGAGCTAATTAATATAGTTGCAGGTTTAATGTCCGGACTTAAAATGACTTCAGTAATTGGTGGACTATGCAACATGATTTACAAGGAAATACTATTGGATGAAAAAGAAGCTGATGCTCTAAATAAATTAAATGTATACCAAGGTGATGATGCTGGCTTGATAAGAAATGATATCCTTTAATGTTGTGGTGACTTGATCAAATATGAGGATGAAAATTTGCAAGTACATGCAGACAAGAATCGGGTAACTCCATGCGCATTTGGCAGTACTGACTTCCTCAGAGTACAATATTGTACAACATTAAACATAGCCAAGGGCTTCCCATCCAGGATGTGTTCATCTATGATATTTAACAAACCTTGGAATGTTGATAAACAACCTGGTAATCCTGAGCAGGATTATATTCAAAATGATCATTACAATACATGGTTACAATATTAACGACGTTTGATCATTGGTTCTCCTATAGCAAGGTTAGCACTTATACTTGAAAGGAAACAAAAATTAAAATATTCTTCTTTTGATTACATAATCAAACTTATGAGTACATGCAACATAGACAATCCATTTTATGAAGTTAGGCTGAGAAAATATAATGCAGAATCTTGTACAGTATCAAGATTAGTTGATAAAGAAGAAGTTCCTTACTTTAGGAAACATCCGGTCAAGGCCAAATTGATAAACAAAAGGATCGACCAGTGGTCATCTAAAATATAAAATTTACAAATATCTTAACAATTCAGAAATATTCTCATATAAACAGCCTCTGACCAATTATCCAATCAGGATATTCTTAAGTAGATGCAGGTGGTATGCAATGGGTGTAGCAGACCAGTCTTACAGCATTCGACTAAAGACATATCTTTCGATCTAATTAAAACTTAATCAAAAAGATCCGTGCTCGAATCTTTTACCAGTCCTTACATCATAGGAACTGAAGATGCCATATAACTAATTAAATCTAAAGACCCAATATTAACACAACATGAGTCATGGCATATTATCTAATCCAAACATGCTTCAAAATATTTCATAATTTAGTGGATTCAAGATAAACTCACACCTCATTATGATTAGACAGTTACG